GAAGAATGTGCCGCTTTCCCTTATGGTAGAAACGATGACTACGTGGATTCGACCACTCAAGCCTTGATGCGTTATCGACAATTTGGTGCGTTGGTTCACGATTATGATGAGGAGATCGACGAACGTCCGAGACGTAGGATTGCATTTTACGGATCTTAACAGTATAAATAGATATGCCAGTACAAGCTTTACCTTTAGTTGCCTCAGGATTAGCCGCTCTCGGTATAGGCGGAGCACAACAAGCTTCTGAAAATTTATCACCTGAACAAAAATTAGAATTATTGAAACAAGCAGGGCAAGCATTAACAGGCACTTCTGGTATTATGGCGATGAAAGACAAATTACCCGAAAAGAAAAAAGACGAAGAGGAAGAAGAAAAAAAGCCAGAACCTGATCCCGATATCGACTTACCTGATATCCCCAAGAAGGATGAAGAGAAAAAAGAAGACTTAAAACCTAATGAACAAATATTTAATCAAATAGCAGGCGTTAAAAATCAAAATGTGGAAAGAGATCCTAATGACTTATTTATGGAGGGGTGGGAAAAAATGGTAATCGCTCAACCAAAACAAATAGGAAGTCTAGGAGATTATGCGGTGGCTATTGATCCTATGAAAAGATCGGATAATAATTTCTTGCTAGTTAAAGATGGAAAGGTTCATGCAACCCTAGAGTTAGCCACAACAATGGGGCAAGATAAAGTTCTGGACTTAGATGCGATTGGTGTTCCTGTTGAAATGCAGGGACAAGGAATTGCTAAAGATGTTTTAAATGAGTTATTTAAATTAGCGGATGAAAATGGAGTTACTATTCAAGGAGTAGCTGATCCCTTTGGAAGTAAGACTCTTAATAAAAAACAATTACTTAATTTTTATAAAAGTATGGGATTTACAACTAGGGGAGACGAGATCACAAGAAAACCTGTTAAGCTAGAAGAAAAAGCTAAAGGTGGCTTTATAGATAAACCCTTGTATGATACTAAAAAAGATATATTTTAAGAATTATGGCTGAGATTGATAAAACGTTAAATGAAGCACCAACAGGTGTGGAAGAAGAAATTACAAATTTAGAACAAGAAGTTCAAGATGCTCCTTTAGCAATAGAGATTGAAGGAGAAGAAGATGATGAGGCCGTCGGCCTTGGTCCGTCGCCCGAGGACACTGGAGAGGGATTCTCCAACAACTTAGCCGAAGATATTCCCGAAGAAACCTTAGCCCAAATTTCCAATGAACTGAGAGCACAGTTCTCGGTCGACCAAACATCCAGAAAAGATTGGGAGCAAAGTTACATTAAAGGATTAGATCTTTTAGGTTTCAAGTATAATGAAGTTTCAAACCCCTTCAGAGGGGCAGCATCCGTTTCTCATCCACTACTCGCCGAGGCCGTCACGCAGTTTCAAGCAGGAGCTTATAAAGAACTCTTGCCTGCGGGCGGTCCCGTTAAGACTTCTATCGTAGGAGAGTCTAACGAAGAAGTCGAACAACAAGCCGAGCGTGTCAAAGAATTTATGAACTATCAGATCATGTACAAGATGAAAGAGTATGAGGCTGAAACCGATCAAATGCTTTTTCATTTACCTCTAGCCGGTAGTGCGTTTAAAAAGATTTATTACGATGGCAACATGGGAAGACCGTGTGCGAAATTTATTCCGAGTGAAGACTTAGTCGTCAACTACGGTGCATCCGAATTAGAAGATGCGGAACGTATTACTCATGTGATTAAAATTTCTCCGAATGATTTGAAAAGACAAATGCTCTCAGGATTTTACCGAGATGTGGAACTGAGAGATGATGACGAATTATATTCTTCGTATTCGGATATTCAGGAAAAGTATGATGAACTCGAAGGTGTTCAGAAGTCAGAGTATGCTGGTCAGTATCAACTTCTGGAAATGCACGTCGATTTAGATTTAGAAGGATATGAAAATACAGGACCAGATGGTGAGCCCACAGGACTAAAACTGCCTTATGTTGTAACACTGGAACAAGGCACCGGAAAAATTTTATCTATCTACCGAAACTATTTACAGGATGATCCAATGTTCATGAGACAAAAATATTTTGTCCATTACAAGTTTTTACCGGGTCTTGGATTTTATGGTTTTGGTTTAGTGCACATGCTAGGTGGATTAACTCGCACAGCCACAGCAGCACTGCGAGCATTGCTCGATGCAGGTACATTGTCCAACTTACCTGCCGGTTTCAAATCCAGAGGTCTTCGTGTCCGAGATGACGAAGAACCTTTGATGCCTGGAGAATTCAGAGATGTGGATGCACCAGGAGGAGATCTACGAAATGCGTTAATGCCTTTACCCTACAAAGGACCTGATGGAACTTTATTTCAATTACTCGGTTATGTGGTAGATGCGGGAAGAAGATTTGCGGCGATTGCCGATATGAAAGTGGGAGATGGTTCACAGGCTAACCCTGTCGGTACCACCATGGCCCTCTTAGAACAAGGTTCTAAAGTGATGAGTGGTATTCACAAAAGATGTCACAATGCACAAAAACAAGAGTTTGAATTATTAGCAAAATTATTTGCAACCTCTCTACCACCAGAATATCCCTACAATGTAGCAGGTGGAAATAGAGGAATTAAGGTAACCGACTTTGATGATCGAGTGGATGTTCAACCTGTTTCTGATCCTAACATCTTTTCGATGTCTCAGAGAATTATGTTGGCACAAACTCAATTACAATTAGCTCAATCAAATCCTGAACTACATAATTTATACGAAGCCTATCGAAGAATGTATATGGCACTAGGAGTTCAACAGATAGAAAATATTCTACCTCCTCCCATGCCACCCCAGCCGATGGATCCAGGTGTAGAAAATTCTCAATCCTTAATGATGGGACAATTGACTGTTTTCCCTGACCAAGATCATGTTGCTCACATTGAAGCCCACCGTGCATTCATGAGTTCTTATTTGGTTAGAAATAATCCTCAAGTGATGACTGTTTTACAAGCTCACATTGTTGAACATATTTCTGCGATGGCAAGAAACGAAGTCATGGTCGAACTTCAACCTGTCTTGCAACAGGAAGCGGCCAAGTTCGGTGGTCAGGTACCAGAAGAACTTCAAGCACAGTTCCAAGCAGAGATTGAAAAACAAGTGGCTATTAGAATTGCAGCAATGATTGACGACATGGTAGCAGAAGAACAACAAGCGATTAACTTCGGTGAAGAACAAAATCCATTAGTTGATATCAAGATGAAAGAATTAGATCTCGAGCAACAAAAAATTAATGTTGATGCTGCTGATGATTTAGCAAGACAAAAATTAGAACAAGATAAATTAAGTTATAAGAAGCGAGCAGATTCTGCAAGACTCGCTCAACAACAAAACATTCAAAATCAAAGAACTGCCGTTCAAAGAGAGAGAATAGATGCCGCTAAAAATAGGTAGTAGTAAAGCAACAGTTAGTGCTAATATATCTAAACTGAGGAAAGAAGGTAAACCTCAAAAACAAGCGGTTGCGATCGCATTACAAAAGGCAGGTAAATCGAATGTCAAAAAAAGAAAAAAATAATCCTCTTGAAGAGATTGATAGAGAAGCCGTTGATTCCCTTACTTATGAATTTAAGATGTTATTTTCTCTTTATGTTTCCCAAGGTGTTGATCCATTAGCCATTGCGAGTTCTTATTTGGCCGCTGGTCAGTGGGCCATGAATCGTGAAATAGGGTTGAAACAAACACAAGATTTGTTAAAGTTACTAGCAAATTACAAATACGAGGCTATCCCCGTATATAGTAAAACAGTACATTAGGAGATTACGATGCCACTAAAACCAGTTGATAAAAGCAAAAATCCAGGACTAGCAAAGCTACCCACTGACGTGAGAAACAAAATGGGCTATATGAAAAAAGGTGGAGCGGTGAAGAAAAAAGAAGGTGGTATGGTTTTAGAGATTGAACTACGCCCTGCTACTGAAGATGAAATGAAGATGGCAAAAGAAATGGATAAGCCAAAGAAAAAAGCAAACGGTGGTATGGTGTCAAGAGGCACAGGAGCGGCGATTAGCGGAAAAGGTTTTAAGGGAGTATTTTAATGAAAAAGAACGAACTCATAAAAGAGATTAGAGAGATTTATACCGATAAAGGAATTGATGAAAGCGATGGTGTTTCTCTTAATGAGTTAAGTATGGAAGATCTTATTGAAGAGT